TAAATTGTTTGTTTATACTCGCATTCGAGATTTTCTCCAACACGAGTTTTTATTTTGTCCTATCCAGTGTATGTTTGTGGACGGGCACACAATAATTTGTAGTTATTCGGGGCTGAACGGGCGCGATAAATCGGACCCCTACGCCTACGGAATGTACGCTGCTATTGTTCACGTACACCCACATTTACGCCACGTACACCCACTGTAGGGAGCCGATTTATCGTGCCCGCATATATAATCGGCACAACGAAATAAAGTCGTCTTCAAAAACGAAATGAAATAATAATTATTATTATACGCAAAAACGAAATGGAATAAATGTAGCACGCGCACACACCTAAAATACGACGTTAGCACCCTACCATTTTTCTGACTTCAAGAAAATGGTAGGGTATTTAAAGAGTATTTAAACACTGAAAGAACACCTTTTAAAGTGTAGTATACAGCATTATATCCGTATAAGCGGAGTTGTAATTCATCGACGTGTTCACCTCAACCTTGTTGCATCTTTCAAATGGGTTGTTCATTCCACTATTGCGAGCTATCCATTCGCACAACTCAATGATAGAAGACTTGTTAGAAGTGAAATAAACAAACGAATGATTAAAAAGAACAAGAAGCACGTCTAAATAATCGCTTAACTGCCAATTCATGTTGTATGATGCCGTATCGGTACTCAAATAAGGTGGGTCAATTATAAACACGACATTAGGCACATCTTTGTATTGCTCGACCAATTGTTTGTAATCAACCGACACAACTATCAAGTCGTCTAAATAACCATCACACGTCGCAAAATCTCCCCTACGCACTCGGTTGTAAATACCTTGTTTCTCAAGGTCGTCAATATTCGTGCAATATTTCATTGAAAACATTATCGACGAAGACAAGGTAATGTAGTCTACATAACCGTAACACTTTTCATGCCTTTTAATAGCATCAATTACGAGCTGTCTTTCTCCACCTGCAACCATTTTGCCACGTGGCACATCTTTTAGTATTTCACGAATTGCCGCCAGCAATTCATTTGTTTGCGATATATGTGCCAACCGCTGGCGGTAGTTGTCGAAGTCATTGTACACGACAGTAGCGTTTGGCTTTTGATACTTGGTGATATGCGACAGCAATCCACTACCGCCGAATAAATCGACAAACACGGTATCATCAGGGTATTGCCGTAACACCTTTGCGAACTCTTTTGCGAACTTGCGCTTTTGTCCTTGAAAAGGCAATGGTGCGGAATTGTATTCTTTTCTTTTCATAACATTTTATTTTTTTCTTTATTATCGTATTTTCTTTGTATCTTTGCAAAACATCTCACCCACACATAAAACAAAAAGCTCAAAGCGCGAACGAGGACATAGCCCCTGAGTCGTGCGCTTTGAGCGTTTTATTAATATGTCGGTGAGATGATTTATTAATCGGCTGGGGGCTTTTTTTTACTCCCCCCATAAGGTTTACTCTAAAATCAATTCGCCGCTTTCAATGGCGAAATAGATATCACGTACCCCTTTGTATGCGGCAGTTTGCTCTTCGATGTCAGGAATAGAATTCCAATGTCCATCTGTGAATGTCGAGCCGTTGTGCCCATAATCTGCGGCGCAACTTTCATCGGCAACGTCATCATGGGTACATTTTGCCACATGGTCGTGAAAGAGCAACACCTTGGCATTCTTCGGGTCGCTGATATCTGCCTTGTAGGTAACTACATGAACAAAGCCATTTATAATGACTATGCCGTTCACGTCTGCTTCAATTCGCTTTTGCATTACTTTTAGTTTCATAATTCTTTTATTTTAATATTATACTAACATTTCTCCTTTTATCCAATCAACATTATAATAGCTTTCCTTGCCTGTCTGAGGATCAACTGAAATCTTCACTTCAAGGGCAGCGAATTTGTTCGGGTATAGAATAGTAGTCTGCCCACTGCCCCATATAATCATATAGCTGGTCGTTTGGTTATAGATAGCTATTGTTTCGCCTATCAATGTCCGGGCGATTTCAAAGTCAGCATCGCCAGCCACGCCGGGCAATGTTATATATATAGTACGATTAAAGGAGCCTTTGAACAAAGCTATAGCACTTATCTTTCCTGCCATAAATACGTAATCACCATCGGAATTGATAATCGCATATTTTGCGATATTTTGAGGAGTTATCACCAGCATTTTCTTTCTGAAAGAGCCAACGCCCGACATATAGCCATTGACTGGGTCAAGAACGATGTCAGGATCGAAATTGGCATTGCCATAGTCCGTGCTTGGACTTCCGTTTAAATCTCCGCATTGTGAGAATAGTTTTCCTTTGTCGAATACCCAACCGCCCAGCAATGCCTTTCCTTTGCTCACAACAAAAGGCTTTTCGCCATTGTGTTTGATTTCAAAATTGGCTGCTTCGACAGATACCGTGCCATTGGTCAGGTCGATGCCAGTACGTTCAATGCTGTCCATCACGTCGGGGTCTTTCCACGTTGTGGCTTTAGTGCCTTCTTCCAGTTGTATTTCAGATATGTAGGCTTCGCCGTTGCGTGTCAAGTATATGAATATCTGCAAGTAATTGTACCCATCTTCCATTTCAAAGGTGTAGGTGTATTGCTTCCATACGCCATAAGTTGAAGGAATGTTGGGGTAGCTGTTCTTCGGGGCACTCATGTCCTTTGAACGGCTTCTTTTTACCTCTATGTAGGGTTGTTCGCTTCCATATATACGGGTGAACATGGATAGGGTATAGGTTTTGCCTCCTTGTATGGTTAGAATGGGAAATTTGCAACCATTCCATTCGTCCTGCGTAGCTCCGTGGCGAGAGATGGATAGGTAGGGGTTATCGAAGTGGGCAACGCTGGGATAGCTCACTATCGTTACATAAGGGCGGTCGATACTTAATAGGTTGGGCAGGCGCAGGCTTGCTCCTTTCAATAGATTTACTCCGCTGAAGGTTTGCTTACTGACTTCCAAGCGAATATTCTCTGCATCTTGCTTTATGGTTGATATTTTCTGCTCCAAGCCTTGTTTGTCGGCTTTGTTTTGTGCAATGATGCTTTGGAATTGTTTGTCTGTTGTAACAAACTTTGCTTCGTTCCACTTCTGAGCACTTACCATGAATTCAACTGTGGCTGTGCGTGTTTGCCCGTTGTATTTGGCGGTAATTTCTACTTTACCACTCCATTGGTTAGGACTAATGCCATCAAAGTGTAGTGTATTGTCGCCTACTATTCTTGCGTAGCAATTATAGGGTGTAATATCAATGCTGCTGGGCACAACTTCCGTCTGCCCCACATACATGCGCACCTTACCCTTGTTCTGTGCCAAATTCTCAATATCGCCTTTGTCGTTCGTTTGAAAAACAAAGGTATTTGGCGTTACAACAAGTGTAAGTGCGTCTTCACCTTTTTTGCCGTCTTCTCCAGGCTTCCCATCTTTTGATGCTCGGCGAACAGTAAATGTGCGTTGTGCTATTATTTCTGCCATTATTACTACTACTTTTATTTATTAAAGAGGGGTAAGGGCGTTAGAATTACGCCCTTACATTTTTAATACAACTCCACGCAAAATGCTTGGCTTGCGCTTAGCAAATCCGAGTAAGCAATTTCGAGCGAGTAGCGGGCATTCGGTGCGTCTTTCGTGCACGTTTTGTAGCCGCTTGTGCCCCACGTCGTATCAATGGCGTTGTTAGCGGCAAAACGCCACACGCGCATATTATGCGCCCCCAGTATCACTGCGTCAGTAATATAGGAAGCACCCTGACGTATCTTGAACCAGTGCAGCAGCGTGCCACCTTCGGCAACGTTATCGCCGTTGGGCTGGAATACGTCTATTTCGTAGGGATCCGAGCCATCGTACAGCGTACCGATGGCAAACACCTCCTTATTTGCCGTTGCGCTGGCAGTGTCGGTATCCTTTATGATACATTTAAATATCCCCACATTTACCACAGCTGAAGCCGGCACTGTTATTTCGTTACTCGTAAAGCCGCTAATACCGTTGGCATTACTTGTTTCGAGCTTCGTCCAAACGCCATTGCGTAGCTGATACCACATGTAAGATACGTTAGATGTGTCGATGTCTCCGCCACGCATCAAATCACAGTGTATTTTCAGCGACTTCCCAGCATTATCGAAGGTATCGCCATCGGGCATATAAAGACTTGCAAGGATATTTGCGCCGGCATTCTCCATCTTCGTTATTTCTACCGACGCTACCACTTGCGCCGCTGCCCTTGAAACAGGGTCGGTGTAGGTAGCCTCGCAAGTTATCTTCAAGCCCGTGCAGTCGGTTAGGTTAGCTGCTAACTTTTTGGCAAGCCCAGTGCCTGCTGTCAATGCCTGTGTAGCTGCCGAGCCATCTTGCTTGAGCACACGCCAATTCAAATCGCTAAGATGTGCCGTTTGGTCGCCGCTTTTACCGCTCACCAGCAATAGCGGTGTCAAGGTAAGTGCCGATGCCGCATAGTCAGGCGCAAATGTTTTGCTATCACGTGAAAAAATCTGTGTCAGTGCCTTGTCCGTCTTGAGGACGAAGGTAAGGGTCTTACCATTCACCAACTTTTTTACTGTAAATGTTTTTTGTGCTAATACGTCTGCCATTGTTCTTTATCTTTAAAATGTTATACTTGTTAATATTTTTCTGCCTGACGGGTTTAGGAATTTACACACAAAAGAAGTGTCGCCCATCAAGTCGTCATACGTTACGTTTATTTTATAGCCATCGTTGCTGTGCCTGTCTTTCCACGCAGCATCGCCTGCTTCGTATTCGCTTACACGCTCCCATACGAAGCGCGTAGATGGTAGTTTGTCTGTTACCTCTACGTCATTTTCCCATACGTGGACTTCAAAGGTTGCTTCCCAACTTGTTTGCCCCTCTGTATAGACTGCGCTGCCAGCAGAAGAAAAACCCTCGACACGTAACCCTGTGCCGCCATCTTTGCCCTTGGCTGCATACTGTTTCCACTTCGGTGAATGCCCCGTTGGCTCGTCGGCATTATCATCGACGAGCGAAAGCCACGTGCCCCCAGCGTGATACCACGCTTCGTATTTGGCTGCCACCGTGCCCTGCGTCCAATCACCACGGTATAACACGTTTGGAATGCGCTCACCGTCTGAGCTTACCCACTCGAAATTGCGGCTATTCATAAAAATTTTTTCACTCGACAAATGGAATATTGCATTACCCTTGTTTAGCGAAAAATCGTGAATATTTCGGTACACTTCTATTGTGCCCCCTTCCTCCTTGGAGGTGGTAATCATCGTAACATTCATTCTGTTACGGTACTTCGTCGGGTCTACACCATGGGCAATATCCCACAATGTGTTATGCCCACAAAGCACCACATTGTCGCCTGCCTTTGGTACGTCATTTTTAACGTTTTTGTCGCAATAGGCTTCGTCTGTGGTGATAACGATATACGCTTCTTCGTTTGCCGTCTTTTGTCCAACCTCCGACACACAACGCCAGTAATACGTATTGCTGACGCTCTCATAAACACCTGCCCTTATATTGAAGGTTTGGCACAGTGCTTGGTCGCCTGGCAACCAGTCGTTGGTAATAGCCTTGTCGCCGTCGTCAGTATGGAGGTAGCACTTCCAGCCACCCGTTCCAGGCACAACCTTTTCTATTACGGCATTTGCGCCTGACAGAACGATATTGCCGCCAATATGCTTATACTCGTCAATTTGTAGCGAACGGAATATAGCCTTGCCAATCACCTCTAAGTAGTCAATTTGCCCATGCGCTCGCCCCTTTTCATCAAGCCACACGCCAAAGCCGTTGATGGTACGTTCAAATCCCAATGTTTGAATGGCTTTCAATATGGCGTTACCCGTGCCGTCGATAGCTGTACCATTGTTAAATACAACACCCTTTAAGAAGGTGATTATTTCCTGCGCTGTGTCGGGAGTATTCTTGTTAAGAAATTCCTTAAGTGCACGCTTGGCAGAAAATACATTGTGTTCGCCAGGAAGCGTATCGTCGCCACTGCCTATAATATCAGGAATATCATTTGCAACCTCGCCTATATAGTGCCTTACGTCGTTAATACTGCCTTCCATTGCCGCTATCTTGCCTTTTGCCACAGCATCGCTTATTTCGATGCTTACAAGCGTCGGCAGGTCTATGCTGCGTGAAAGGCGGGTAATACGGCTCATACGATAGCCAACGGGGGCAAAATATTCTGCACTTTCAAGCCGTATGCGTCTGCCAAGAAAAAGGTCGGCGCGCTGCTGCTCCACCCACACATGGTCGGTGTCAGCTTTATATACCGAGTTATCTACGAAATTTTCTTCATTGAATTTCTTTACCGCCTCTAAAAATTCTTTCTCCGCCAACGGATAGTATTCGTCAGGCATACGAAGATGCGACAATATGTATTTGTCGCCTATCTTCGGCACAAGCACGCCACCCGGCACTTGCATCGTGTCGTTGGGAAAGATGGTGATAATTTCAAATTCCTTTGCCGTATCGTCGTAGTTCACCTCAAAGTAATGTTCCTCGCTTGTACCCTGCCCAGCAAGTTCGCTGCCCTCCTGAAAGGCAACACGCATTACGTAGCCACCTATCTTGTATTGGTTGGGGTTGAAGTTAAGTTCCTTATCTTTGAAGTAATATATGGTGAAGGGCTTACCATCTTTGCCTGTGCGCTCCTGCGAACGCACTGCCGACACCGTGCCTATACGGCGTGGGTAAATATCGGCAAAGGCTGCTTCTTCAAAATGATGCACCACACCGTACTTATCCACGTCTTTATCTACGTACTTCTGTCCACCCGGCAGCTGCAGGCGGGTGTGCCCGTATTTGTCTCGGTCAATGTTCTTTGTGCTGCCCAATGGGAAGAGGCGCGAATAGAACTTTACGTTGTCGGCTTTATCACGCTCCAACGATATAAGCCCCTTTTGGTAGCCCAACGTTAAAGGCTCGCCATATTGCGCCTTCGATATGTTGAGCGTTGTGCCGTTCTCAAACCAAAATTCCGTTTTCGCAGCTTTGGCGAGCATGTCCAAAGCATCGTTGCAGTAAGTTCCTTTGTAGTCTATAACAAGGTTCTCCGTCTGCTTCACTTCGCCTAACTTGAACAACTGCTTACCGATGGCGTTGTTTATCGATGTAAGTATTATCTTTGCGTGTTCTGCAGCGGGGGCGGTAAGCGTAAAGATAGGGGTATTTTCGCCGTCGGTGTAGTTGATAACCAAAAAGCGTTTAACAAGACTTTCTATACCATACAGCGTTAGGTTGTACTCCCATTCCCGTGTACTCTTCATACGGGGCTTGAAACGTTCCATCAGCCAATAGCGTTCGCCACAGAAGTCCACATAGTCGTTTACGTCCAGTTGCACGTATTCGTACAGCGTGAACGTCAGCGATAAGGTGTTATCGCCTTGCAGCTGCTTATCTTGCCTACCATTTGCCCCGTCGGCTATGCAGCGTAATGTGTCTTCTTTCGTGAAAATTTCTATCATCGTTTGAACGCTATTTAAATGTCGTTTAAATACTCTTTAAAAGCTGGGCTTCGGCTCGCGGAATGTGGCATGTAGTGCTCCGCAGTGCGCTTCTTCCACCCAAAGGTTGGTAAGGGCATCAAAGGGCGTAAACTCCGTTAAGAAGGTGCGCATCTCAAGCCCTAATGTGGGGAACGTCCATACAAGCCACCCGTCATTGCCTGTCTTCAATGCCTGAATGAAGCGGCGGTAACGCTGTAGGAATTGCGCCTTGCTGTCCGCCATGATGGCGAAATGTAGCTTTATGTCGCGGGCTTCGCTCCTTGGCAACAGACGGTCGGAATACTTCTCGCCGTCCTCTTCGCGGAAGGCTACTGCCACGTGCGCCTTCATCTTGGCAGGTGTCAGCAGGGTTTCGAGGTTCTTCTGTTCGCCCGCCTTTTCTTCCCGCAAAAACACCTGGTACTCCGTCCAAATATCCTTGCCATTTAGCAATACTTGATTTTCGAGTATATTCATTTTACTTTACTTTTATACCATCACGTGCCAACACCTTTATATCGTCGGCAATGTCCTCCAATCGTTCACAATGCTTCGTGTAACGCTCTATCCTTTCCAAGTGGCGTGTAGATGCCTGCATCTGCTTTACGGCATCTTCGAGCTTTATGTCCATTGATGCAAGGTGTATCTGTGCCGATGTCATCAACCCCTCCAGCTTCGTGCCCTGTGCCTGTGTCATTGTCTCAAGGCTGCCAGCACGCCCTTGCTGTGCCGCACCACCAAAGATGTCGATGCCATACTCCTTTGCCTTCTTTTTAAAGTACTCCAGCAGCGATGCAGCCTTGCCACTGTCTGCAGACACGTCGGCAGTGAGCCTATCCAATATGCGGGCATAAGCGGCAAAGCGCTCTTCTTCCGAAAGGTGCTCATCGGTGGCGTATTTCTCCATATCCTTTTGCGCTTTCAGGAAGTACTTTTGCAACACAGCAGAATACACCATATCAGCACCTAATTTTTCGAGCATGCGCCCGACGCTCTCCACCATTGCCTTGCCTGCATCTGTACCGCTTCTAAAAGCGTCCACCAGCGCATTGGTAATTGTATTGCCCAATTCGCCGAAGATGTCCGTGAGGTAGTTGCGTATTTCCTTGAATGCTTCTTCCTGCTGCTTGGCAAGGTCAATAAGGTGTTGCAGGACTTCCTTGCTTGCGTCGCTCATCTTTCGCGTCTTTAAAATGCTTTCAGCGAGTGATATGTTGAACTTACCGTTAGCATCGAGCAGCTTCGGGTATTCGGACAGCAAGCTACTGTAAGTGTCCTTGCCTTTGCCCCAGCCAAATAAGCCTGTCTTTTTGTGTCCTGTTACCACCTTTATGTCATTGGCTTTCTTCCACGCCTTTTCAAACTCTTCGGCTGCCTGCGCCATTACATGTATGGCATTCGTTGCCTTGCCGTATCTGTCAGTGCCGAAAGCCGTCGTACCCCGTTCGTACAGTAAGGCTTCCTGCATCAGCAGCAAGTTGTACGCCTGTTGTTGAGCAATACGCTCTTTCATGATGGCATCGAGGGCTGCCCTGTGGCGTGCGCTGGCAGAAAAAGCCTTGCCTATAATACCAATAGCTTCGCTTACAGCTGCCATGACACCGCCCACTACACCACCATTGGCAAAACCTTTGGCGATATTTGACACACCATTCATAACATCTTCCACCGTACCCATGGCTTCTGCCATGCTGTCGTTACCCATTTCCTCAAACATCTTTGACAGTCCACCGGCTATCTTTCCCACTTCGCCGGCAACTTCTGCCGATGCCTCGGCAAGGCGCTTTATCTTCTTCTCTTTGTCGCTTTTGTCGCCCTTGTTCTTGTCGTCCAACAAGTCTTTTATAGCTGCTGCCAACGCCTTGAAAGGGTTCTTTTTCAGGCTTTCTTGTTTTAGCTTCTGCCATTGCTCCATGAAAGCCTTCAGGGCTTCGGGCGACTGCTGGAGCCGCTTCAGCTGTTCGGGTGTTATGCCCATTTGCGCAATGTCATTCTGTGTGATGGTACGTTTGGTATTGCCTTTTTTATCCTTGATGACGGCTGCTCCATCGGCGGTAAGCTCACCTTTCGCCATTGCGTCCATATACGCCTTCAGGTCGGCGAGCTTGGCTATTACCTTATTTATCTGCTTTACGCTTTTTTCTGCAGGGTCTTCGAACATCTCGACGAATATACTCGCACTGCTCTTCATTTCGTCGAGCTCCTTGTCGTTGATTTCCTTTAGTGCCTTTTCCTTATCTTTTTCGAGCTGTACCAAGGCGGCATCTATGATATTGGCATTATCCTTGTTTCGTCGTGCCAACAGCGTTGCCAGCTCCTTCGTGTAGTTCGTCTCAACAGCCATTCGCTGGGCATTGTAGTCCTGATGCTTTGACAGTAAGGCGTCCAAGGCTTCTTCTTCCTTCTTCTTTTCTTCCTTTACCTTATCGTCATATTCTTTTTTCTCTTTTTCGGCGATGGCAGCGTATTTGTTGTTGTACATCTGTGCAGCCTGTATGCGCTGTTTGGCAGCATCGGCACTTATCTGCGCCTCCTTTTCGGCACTGACAGCCACACCGCCTTTGCGCAGCTTCTTCACCAGTTCCTTGCGCTTGGTTTCTTCCTCAAATATGCGCTGCTTCTCCTCTTCGTATTGCAGCAAGGCTTCGGCACGCTCCTTATCGTAGCCCTCTTTCATAAGTGCCACGCGTGTTTCGGCTATCTTTTTTTGCGCTGCTTTTTCAAGTTCGGCAAGCTCTTCTGCCTCGCCCGACAAGTCTTCTTTTTTATCTTTCTTTATTTTCTCCTTTTTTGTCTTTACCTTCGGCTCTTCATAGCCCTTGTTTTCCACCTTATTGAGGGCAGGCATATTTTCAAGGGCTTTCTGTGCGTAGGCTTCTGTTTGCTTTTGGTTTTCAGCAAGCTGTTTTGTCAGCTCCTTGTTGTCTTCCAGTCGCTTGTTCACCTCTTTCCTAAGATTGTCGTTCGCCGTGCGACCTGCACCCATACCAATACGGGTAGCTCCTCCACCGACGGTCATGCCACCTATCATTTCGGTGGTATAATCCTTGCTGCCTTTCTTTTTGTAATCTTCGTCTGCTTTTTTAAGGCGCTTTTTGTTTTCGTTTATATATTTGTCATTTTTATTTTTTTTATCTTCCAGGTCTATGCGTTCCTTGGAAAGTTTCTCCACTCGCTCCTGATAGGCACGTGCCATGGCAGCCTTCATAATGTCAGCTGCCAACTGTCGATAAGCCGTTGCCGCACGTCCTGCAAGAATAGCTTCCGTTTTCATATTGCCAAAATAAGCAGGATACGCTGCTTGCAAGTTCTTCACTGCAGCCTTTCTGTCCCTCAGACTCTTTGTGTTGTCCTGTGTGGCTTTATAAAGTATATCGAGCTTTGCTTTTTGTACAGCCGCCGAGCGGGCAACCTCCCGCATTTCTTCTGCCGCTTTCTCCTGTGCAGCGGCACTCTCTTTCGCCGCTTCACTGTTCTTATACCACATGGTGATAACGGCACCAATGGCTACCGACAATCCCAGTGTCAGCGTTGCCATCAACGCACTGGCAGCGGCGGAAGAAATGCCAAGTGCCGTTGCAAGGCGGGCATTGGCAGCCGTCCACATGTCAGTAACCTTCGACACAAATTTTATTCGGAACGCCGAATCCTTGTTCAGGGCATTGAATACCTGCTGAATGCCCATCGTTATAGCCATCACGCTTTGCAGGCGTGTCTGAACGCGGGCGAGTTCCTCGTTTTCGCCTACGAATAACGACATTACGCCAGTACCAGCGGTAACAGCACCGCTAAGCCCGTTCAGTCCTGATGCCATTGCCTCCCAGTTGGCATCATCGGAAGCAAGTGCCTTTGTCTGTGCCCGGACGTCGCCTAAGGTGTCGCAGAGTTCGGCAGCCCGCTTTGCCATTCGCTGGTATTGTTCCGTATGCTGTTCCCCGGAAAGGCGCATGCGTGCCATCTCCTGAATAAGGCTGCGGTACTCTTTCGTTAGCTTGCTTACCGAGGCAGAAGCCTTCTTGTGCTCCGCCTCCAAATTAGCCAGCGCACCTTTTTCTTCTTCCAATACGACCTTGCAGGCACGTATATCCAGCATTAGTTCGTTTTGCGCCTTACCCGGTGCTATTTTCTCATATTGTTTTTGCAGACTTTTAAGGTCGCTCTCCACCTGCTTGACCACAGCCTTCTGTGCCGCTATCTTCTCGGTGATGGAAGATGCTGCCTGCTCTGCTGCCGTAGAGAGCCTGCCTGTTTCCTTGGCGGCTTCCTTCGTCTTGTCGATAAGGTCTCCGCCGAATAAGTACTCAATTTCGATACCGTTATTCATCGTTCAGCCTGCTTTGAAAGAAGCCTATTACCGTCTTAGGCTCTCTCGTTGTTTTATTATCTTTTGTATTATTGTCTTTTGATATGGTAGCTGCTTGGTCAGCATCTATGTAACGCGGTGCGTCGGCAAGCATCATCAGCAGTGTTTGGTAGTTCACACCCCACATTATGTAGTCTACCGTCCAACCCGTTGCTTCGGCAATTTGCCATACGAATCCAAAAGGGCTATGGGAGCTTTCAAAAAAGCCCTTTAACTCCCCTTCTTTACTTGGCTCAACCTTGGACGGAGCGGGTTGCTCCATTCGCAAGATTTGATAATATTCGTAAAATGCTGCGTGCCGATTAGCGGAATGAAATGCAGATTGGCAAGCAATAAGAAGGTATCGTCCACCAGCCACAACAGCAGCCAAGCCAGCAGCGGCGCAAAGATAGCTGACACCTTGCTGCGGCAGATGGTGAGTGCCACCATTTGGGCTACCGTCTTGCCGTGCCGGGCAATGAATTGCAGTTGCTCATCTTTCGTGAAGGCTTCCATCTCTTCATAGCTGACACCCATGCTAAGGAATTTCCGCGCTATGCGTATTTGATTACCAAAGCAAGGGCGGCGCATTGTAAGGCGCAAGCTGATGAGCTTCTTTTTAAAAGGAATCTTCCACTGTAGAAGTGGAATGGAAACGCCGATATCCAATAGGGCTTCCGACGCTTCCACCTCTACTTTATTATTCTTTTTCATCAGCCTAGCTGCGTGAGGTTCACATCTACCTTCTTGCTCGGGTCAGCCTTCAGTTGGAAGGTTATCTTGCCCGTGCGCTGCGCACCCGTGTTGTTGGCTGCAGTAATGAGCACGCGTCCACCCTTTGCCTCGGCTGTGAAACCAGCAGGTGCAGCACTCATAGAGAATGCGCCACTGGCAGAAATGTCCACTACCTTTGTCTCACCCGCCTTCTTGAAGTTGAGTTCCGTTGGCTTCGCCTCAATAAAGGGTTTAGTCTCAACAATTTTAAACGGAGCACTGTCGTCGCCCGATGTCAGCACCTCAAGCTCGCATTCAATGTGTAATGGGTCGTCGCCACCGAGCTTACCGCGCACCATACCCTCAAGTGATGCCTTGGCAATTTCGACTGTCTGCCCAGTGCCTGAAATTATCTTCACCGCACCTTCCAACACTACGCTTTCTGACGGAGCTTCCCAGCCGTCTTCCGTTTCCGTGCCACCCATCACTGCCACGCAGTTATCCGGGAGCAACTCGATAAGGTTGAACTTCAATACGTTGGAAGCCGCCTTCTTGCGTATCTTCTTCACCGGGCTGTTACGCACCTGTGCTGCATACAATTTAATGTATTCGGCAGCGTCGCCGCCCCAATCTATACCGTCTTCGGCAATGTTGCCAATTTTCTTGCCATTAAAGAAAATGGCATCAAGCAGCATAATATAGCCGTCGTTTGTTTCTTTCATTTTATCAATTTTTTATTGTACCAACTAAATAATTTAATACCTGCGAACGCCAATGCGCCCAATAATACCAATATGCCGACAAGTTGCAGCAACTTTTGGTAGGTGGGAGGTGGCTTAATAATTTTGGTTTTCGAGACCTTTCCGATGCTTCGCACCGCTTTGTTTTCCTGCGTAGTGCTTGCGTGCCGTGCTAATATTGTTGTCTGCCTTACCTCCCTGTCGATGGGCAGGGTTGAGCCCCTGATATATACGTTGCCATCTTTATGGTAGGCTTCTATTACCAAGCGTCCGCGTTGCCGTCGGAAGACGGCACTATCGGGCAGGTTCAGCAAGCTCTGCATCGGCAGCGTCAGCATCGCCGTGTCCGCCGCTATCTTCTGCGCTTCCGTCGTTGTCAGCATCTGTAGCGAGCTGCTTTGTAGGAAGCTGCTTTCTTGACGGAGAGAGTCGCTTTGAACTTCGCTTTGCACCACCGTTTGCTTCGACCTGCAGCTCATGGCTGATAGGGCAAGTACCGCGGTGAGGGCAATACTGAATAGCCTCGATAGCCCGCGAAAGGCGGTCCAGCGACCGCTTGATGCGTGCGCTTTCGGTGCGTGCCTTGTCAAGCTCTTCCTGTAGTGAATTGATAGTCTTTTCATTCTTCTTTTGATTTTCTACTAATAGTTGTGATATGTCCTCGTACATCGCCTTGTAGGTGTCGTGAATGGCTTTCTTTGCCTTTGCCGACGCCACTTTGCGATTGGCGAGCCACGCAATGGCTGCACCAATGCCACCCGATGGTATTGCCCATTGTAGTATCTGTAGGAGTGTTTCCATTGCGCTTCTTGTTTTTTATAATTGTCGAATTCCTATTGCCTTAAGCCACTGCTGTACGTTGAACGACGGGCAAGCCTTGGGGGCTATTTCGTTGTGCCCGATGATGCGCACCTGCGGAAAGCGGGTGTGGAAGTCGCGTACATAAGCTGCCAAGGCGTTGCGCTGCGCCTCCGTGCGTGTGTCCTTCGGTGTGCCGTCGGCAGCCACGCCGCCCACGTAGACGATGTGGCGGGCTACGGCGTTGTAGCCCTTGGCACCGTTGGTAACTTCAAAGGCGTCCACCTGCATGTCTTCGTTGTTGCGCACCAAGCGTTCCACCTTGCCGTCGAGGTGTATCATGTCAGTGTACCCGACCTGTTTCCAACCCCGACCGCCTTCTGCCTTCGGAGCAGTGTGCCAGCGGCGGATTTCGTCAGCTGACACCTCACGCCCCTCGGGGGTAGCTGTACAATGTATTACTAAGTACTTTAGCTGCATGGTCGTTACACTGATTTGCCTTGAACTATGGCAATAAGTCCCTTGACATCTTGACGCATCGGGCGACCACCGGCACGCACAAGGAACGAGTATATATCACCGTAATAGGCGGGGTCTTTCTCATTTTCAAATACGTTCACTTCACCCAATGCACGGCACACACTGTTTTCGTGCCAAGCCAAGCCTGCCGCAAGGTCGGTAGCCGCACCTTCGGCATCTTCAGCTTTCTTTACGATGCCGTCGCCGTAAATAGCAACTTCCGAGCGCATCATTACGTTGAAGCTAAACAGCTTGCCCACAATACCGCGCTGTGCATCAGCACTGGCAAGGAATGCTTGATTTTGTACAGATGTAAGGTCGCCAAGCAACTGGTCGTACATATACGCATCAAGCAGCAGATAGCGACCTTCCTGCGGTACGTTGTCTGCGTTGAACTTTACCATCAATTTCTGAACGTCGGCACGGCAAAGTGCCTTTCTGTTGCCGGTAGCCTTATCTGTATGCGCACTCACGGAAGCACCAGTTGTCTGCACGCAGTGTTCCTTTTCAGGAAGCCAGCTGTATATCATGCTTTTTGCAACTGCCTCTTGCAGTGTCGCCTTGTCCTGACGCAACACGCTTTCGCGCTTGTTGTACGAAAGTTCCACCGTATCAGCATGTGGAATGCGGATAGGGTCGGTGGTGAACTCGTCGAGGTTGAAGCTTAAATCAACGTCAGCACGTGTGTTTACGTCAGCGGGGAAGCTGGTGCGATTCTTCTTCGTTTTTGACGGTGCGCCAGCATTGGAAATGTGCACCGTTTTACCCATATTAACGAACTCATCGGCGTTGAAAGCCTTGCTTAAAAAGCTGTTATCGGCAAACAAGCCCTCCACGATGGAGCCAATCCAAATTTCTCTTTGTATAGCCATTTCTTTTTTATTTAATTTATTAATTCTATTTACTTACTACCACCTACATGTTAGGCTTTGTGCCGAAACGCTGCTCGAACTTTTCAGCATAGAGGTCGGGGTGATTATCTTTGAGCTGTGTCAGCTTGCCGGCACGGTCGAGCTCGTCCCATGTCTTGCTTTTCCAGTCGCCCATGTCTACGCGCTGGCTGCCGTTTTGAATTTGTGCCGTTACGCTTTGGCGCACCGGGATAGCTTCCAAGGCTGCTTTTGCGCCGGTGAAATCACGGTCGAACATGGCAAGGAAACTTTCTTTGCCTTTGGCGTCGATGCGCCCGTCCTTTACGGCGGCATCAACAAGGGCTACTGCCTGCTCCTGCTCTTTCTTCTTCTGCTCCGCCTTCTGCGCGTCGATGGCGTCGGCAAGCGTCTTGTTCTCTTTTTCCAATCGGTCGGTATTGGCAATAAGCTCGTTTACTTTACCCACGATGTCAGCTTCTGAAGCAGCATCGCTCAAATTTAAAATCTGCGTTAATTTTCCCATCTTATTATTATTGAAAATGTCCTGTAATTCCGTGTACTCCATTGTTGCCGTAGGGGTGCTGTGCTTTGAAAAGTTACCCATGTTCACAAGGTTGCCCTTGCTGTCATACAGTGCCAAGGCGTTGTGGTTTGCACCGATGGTAACGATACTGGCTTCGCGTGCCGTCCATTTCGTTACGGTAGGTGAACTCTGCCCTGGTAGCATCAGGTCGTAAGCGTCGCTGGTTTCCTGCGCCCATGCACCGATAGACGCCATGCGTATGAAGTCGGTATCTACCTTCTTCTGTACCTCCACGGCGCGGGGGTCGGCTTCATCGAATACGGCATCGGCTAATATTTGCGTGCCTTCTATTCGTATGTTCTCCCATCTGCCAATAGGCATCTTCCAGTCATCGTGGTTCAGCAGCATGACGGGGTTCTTTCGGAACTCCTCCAAGTTAGCCCCGGAAGTCAGCATGCGGAAGCCGTAGGTATTCACCGTTTCATCGTGCAATATGAATGTTTTTTTGCTCATCGCTTTTGAATGTTTTGCGATGCAAAGTTAAGGCAAGAAATATGTGTGTGCAAATCGCAAAATACTGATATACAATATATTGTAAATATTGTACAATGCATCTGCAACGCTTGCAACGTCATTATTTTTTGCGCTTATTATATGGTAACTTTGCAGCAGATAAATACAATAAAAATGGACATAAAGAAGAAGAAGGAGCTGGCAAAGCTCATATTTTTGCGGCAGCCGAACATTACGCAGCAGGAGCTTGCCGACCGCGTGGAAGTATCACGTGTTACTATCGGTAAGTGGGTGAAAGACTGGGAAAAACTAAAGCTCAACCTTCTGCAGACACGCGAGGAACGCATCAACTCGACGCTGATGCAGCTTGACCAGCTGGATCGCGCCATTGCGACAAAACCCGAAGGCATGCAATTTCCTGACAAGAACGAATCACAGATACGGCGGAAGCTGACGGAAGACCTTGCCGCACTGGAGCAGGACGCTTCGGTGCGTGATATATATAATGTAAGCCGCCGCTTGCTGGACTGGCTGCGTCCCCGCGACCTTGAAAAGGCAAAAGAGATAGCGAATTACTTTGATGCGTACATTAAAGAACAGATGAGCAATGGGTAAGGTAGATGACATGCAGGCGCTGAAAGAATGGCGCACCTATTATAACAACTTAAAAAAGGACACGGCGGTAGATGAGCTTTCGCCGCTTGAACGTACGAAGAAGCTCGAGTATTTGGAGAGACACCCCGTTGCATGGATAAAATTCTTTTTTGGGCAATATGCCACTCACGAATTTGCCCCATTCCATATTAAAGCCATCAACCGTATTTGCAAGAATAAAGAGTGGTACGAAGTGCTTTCATGGAGTCGTGAGCTGGCAAAATCAACCACCGTTATGATGTGCGTAATGTACCTTGTATGTACGGGAAAGAAGCGCAATATACTGCTTATCAGCAATTCAAAGGATAACGCCACCCGCCTGTTGAAGCCATACAAGGACAGTTTCGAGCGTAATTCGCTGCTAAAGGCTTATTACGGTGATTTGCGGGAGTTTGGCTCGTGGACAGCGGAGGAGTTCTCCCTTACCAACGGTGCAGCCTTCCGTGCACTGGGTGCAGGCGAAAGCCCCCGTGGTACACGCAAAGATGAAGTACGCCCCGACACTATATTGGTGGACGATTTCGACACCGACGAAGATTGCAGAAACCCCGACATCGTCAATAAAAAATGGGACTGGTTCGAGGGTGCAGCTTTCCCGACGCGAAGCGTCAGCGGCAAGCTGCTGGTTGTTTTCTGCGGAAACCTCATTGCTCTTGACTGCTGTGTGAAGCGAGCGGGCGAGAAAGCCGACCATTGGGACATTGTCAATATACGGGACAAGAACGGCAAAAGTACATGGGCGGCAAAGAACACCGAAGCAGATATTGACAGGGTACTGTCGAAGTTGTCTACACGTATCGTTCAGCAGGAGTTCTACAACAACCCCCTTTCCGAGGGCGAAGTGTTTAAGGAAATGACGTGGGGCAAATGTCCGCCCCTTTCAAAGCTCCAACTTGCTGTCGCATACGGCGACCCCGCACCGTCTAACTCACGCAACAAGGCAACATCATTCAAGGCATTATTCCTTATCGGCTACTACGACGGCAATTTCTACATTTACAAGGGCTTCCTTGACCATGTGGTGAACGACGAGTACGTGAACTGGTATTATTACATACACGACTACGTGGGCGATAAGTGCCAAGTGTTTTATTTCATCGAGAACAACAAGTTGCAAGACCCGTTCTACGAGCAGGTGTTCTTGCCGCTGTTTGCCGCCAAAGGGCAGGAAAGGGGCTTTATACCCATTTCGCCCGACACCCGCAAGAAGCCCGAGAAATTCGACCGCATCGAGGGCAACCTTGAGCCGCTCAACCGTCAGGGCAAGCTGATACTCAACATCGACGAAAAGGACAACCCGCACATGCAACGTTTGGAGGAGCAATTCCTGCTTTTAAACAAGCGCATGAAAGCCCCTGCCGATGGCGTGGACTGCATAGAAGGCGGTTGGTACATTCTCAACTCAAAGATACGCACTTTGACGGTAGACAGCTACACCATCGGGCAACACAAGCGAAGCAACAAAAGATACTGATATATTATGGAACAGTGGAACTACACAGGCGGCTTCCTTACGCCACAGGAAGTGGAAACGCACCTTTATAAGGAGGCGATAGATACCATCAGCCGAGAAGATGACACCATACTACTTGCTGCCATCGACGCTGCCGTGCAGGAAGCGGCAGGCTACCTCGGCGCATACGACAGGGCGAAAATATTCAACCAGCCAAAGCCGAAGCAGCGCAACGAGTTGCTGCTGACATTTGTAAAGGACATTGCCGTGTGGCATTTCGTAAACCTTTGCAATGCCGGGGCGGAACTCGAATTAAAGGAGAAACGCTACGACAGGGCTATAGCGTGGCTGCGGCAGGTGCAGAAAGGCGAAGTAACGCCATCGCTGCCACGTGCTGACGACGATGGCGACGGCAAGCCTGACGGCAGCAATGAGTACATATTCGGGAGCAACCCAAAACGTAACCAACATTTTTAAGCAATGAGCAAGAAAAAGAATACGACAGTAACCAAGATTTCAAAAGCGGCAGAACCTGTCGTGGTCAATCAGATAGTAGTAAAAGCCCCCACGCGAAAGGTGTACGACGTGGGCGATTGGCGCAACGCCCTGCGTTCTGCCGACAGCGGACGCGTGAAAAGCCTGTACGACCTTTTTGAGGACGTATTGATAGATGGCGTGCTTGCCGATGCCGTAAGCAAGCGCATCGACGCAGTGCTGAACTCCGAGCTTACCTTCTTGGATAAGGACGGCAAAGAGGTCGAAGAAATTACCGACATTATGGACACCACCGACTGGGAAGAATTGCTGCGACAGATAATGAACGAGCGCATTTACGGGCGCAGCGGCGTTGAGTTCATCTGTACCCCTGACAGCTTCCATATTGCGCCCATACCGGCAAAGCACATCAACTTGCGCAATAAGTGCATTGTCATTAACGATAGCGACGAAAAGGGCGTGCCATACGAGGGCGACACATCGCTGCTGATATTGGGGCACGAGCGCAACTACGGCTTATTACTGAAAGCTACGCCATTTGCCATTTACAAGCGTGGCGGCTTCGGCGATTGGTCGCAATGGATAGAACTGTTTGGCATGCCACAGCGCATCGGTAAATACAACACTTACGACCCCGAAAGCCGTAAGCTGCTGGAGCAGGCATTGGAACAGGCTGGCTCGGCGTCTTACGTGGTGATACCCCGAGAGGCAGAGGTCGAAACAAAAGAAGCAGGCAGTGGTAGCGGGGCTTCCTACAACGAATTCCGTCAGTCCTGCAACGAAGAAATGCTCATTACCATCTTGGGGCAGACACTCACAACAGTGCAGGGCGAAAATGGTGCACGCTCATTGGGAGAGGTGCACAAAGAAGTAGAAGAGGGCAAGAACAGAAGCGACATGCGTTTTGTGCAGCGTGTGCTCAACAACCACGTACTGCCGCTGCTCGAGGCACGCGGCTACCCCGTCAATGGCGGCAAGTTCGTTTTCCCAAAGGCGGCAGAGCAGCTGACGGTAGCCGACATTGTGCAGCTGTCAGACATAATGCCCATACCGCAAAGCTACCTTCACGAGAAATATTCTATACCTGTGCCTGAAAACGACGAACCAATAGCACGGCGACAGCCAGCCACCTTCGAGCCTGTGAATATCAACGAGGGCGAAGGAACGACAGCCGTGCAGAATAGCGATGGTGGTGCAGTACCGACAAACAGCACACAGGCACGTCAAAGGGCAGAAGCATCTTTCTTCAGGCGACTAAGAGATTTTTTCGTCGCAGCCCCCACGATGATGGGGGCGAACTCGAAGTTACCATACCCCACAACGACGCTTAGCAACGACACGCTCGATAACCGCCTGATAAGGCGTGTGGCAAATGGCGATGCTCCTTACTTTGATGCGGAGCTATTCAGGTTCATTGCCGACGACCTTTTAAACGCCATTCATAAGGTGTTTAAACGCCCCATAAAGAATGCCGACTACGTCTACGACAACTTCGACCCTGCATTCGTAACGGCAATGGAGCAAAACCTTTTCCACTTCTCTGCGGCAAAGACACTGGCAGAGGTGCAGAAGCTGAACCAGCTGTACCGCAAGGCAAAGAGTTTTGAAGAATTTACTGCCGAAGCGCAAAAGCTGTGCGGCAAGTTCAACAAGGTGTGGCAACGCACCGAGTACGAAACAGCCAACCTTACGGCGGAAGCTGCCACGAACTACCAGCGGCTCATTAAAAAAGTAAACCTCTTTCCTTTTTGGCAGTATGTTACTGCCGGCGACGAAAAGGTAAGGGAGGAACACCGAAAGTTAGACGGTGTTATAATGTATTGGGACGACCCGCGATGGGACAAAATCTATCCGCCCAATGGTTGGAAATGTCGCTGTAGGGTAAAACCCTTATTGCGTAATGAAGCAAATGGGACTATTGTCAAGGAATCGCAACAGACGGTAGATGAGTTTTTCGGGACTAAGGAATGGGCTAATTCTGTAGCTTCGCACTTTGACCACAATCCCGGCAAGCGCGGACACGTCTTCAACGCCAATCAGATGTATGTTAAGAAGTTCCCAAACAAGGCTACAAAACTAATGGATAAGGTAACACCTGACGATTGGGGGCTCAAGCATTCTTACAGGCAGCTTATTCGTGATGCCACGAAAAAGGCAAGTCTATATGAAGGCAATGCCGCTGATTGGTGGAATCTGCGCAAAAAGGTCGTAGAAAATGAAGAGGTCTTACCTGTCAAGGACCTCAACAACCGAACGTGGTACATGGACAGGAAAAGTTTTGATGAGCATACCACCGACACCAAGAAAAAGCGTGCTTTCAGAACAAAATACCTTGATACCATCAGCGAGGTAATGAAAGACCCTGATGAGGTTTGGCTTAGCAAAGACCCTGATATGGACCAAACGCAAGATAATTATCTTAACCAATGGCTTTATATCAAGTATTACGAAGGTGTGGCTATTGTGTGTGTCTGCAAGTTACAAAATCAACAGATGAATTTCAAGACATGGTACGAGTTGCACGACGATAAGATAAGAAAAAGCTTGCTGATATACAGGAAGGAATAAAAGGCGAGAAAGTGCAGTCCTTACGTCCGCCGTCCTAATTCTTGGTTTCGCCACTCGTGGCAATTCCGCGTCATACGGTTGGATAGTGGTGTCTGCACCTTTTCTTCGGATTGATGCCAACCCCCGCTGGTATTCCAGACTATGGCGAAACTCCTATCATCCGCGAGGACATTTCGTATCATTATCCCAATTGTTGGCACTGCACTTGCAAAGATAGCTAATAAATTCAATAGAACAACCCAAATTCGACAAAAATATGAATTTAAGAGAATTAGAAGCATACTTAAGCAGGCTGCCCGACGAACTTATGGGCGACACTGCCGAGATTGTTGCCGAAACGGCTACGGAGTATTTCAAGGAGACTTTTCGCAAAAAGGCTTTCGACGGCAACCCGTGGGCGCCTGCCAGGACGGCAAAAAGGCGTGGGTCGTTACTCATCGATTCGGGGGCTATGATGAACAGCATTCGCCCGCTGGTTGTATCGCCACATCGTGTGGTTATTGCTGCGGGCAACCAAAAGGTTACATACGCTAAGGTGCACAACGAGGGTTTTGATGGCGAGGTGCAAGTGCCGGCACACACCCGCCGCACGAAAAAGGGTAGCACCAACGTAAAGGCGCATAGCCGAATGGTGCATATTACACAGCGCCAGTTTATGGGCGACAGCGAGGAACTGAACGACAGAATTAAAGGAAGAATAGTAGATTACATTAAAAATTTGAGCAATGAATAAAGTTTTTTTTCTTGCCGTTACTAACCATATTGCGGCAAATGTTTCACAAATTAAATGGGTAGATGCCGACGAAGGTCAGCTTAACGTTGCGTGCCGTCCGCCTGTGGCGTTTCCGGCTTGCTTGGTAGATATTAGCTACCCGCAGTGCGAAAGTCTGTCGGGTGGTGTGCAGCGCATTCGTGCAAGGGTTGAGCTTCGGGTGGTGTTTGCTATTCAGGGCAGCACGAATGCTGCTGCACCTGCTGCTGTGCGCGAGCGGTCGTTGGCTCGGTTCGATGTGTTGGAAGCCCTGCACAAGGCGTTGCAGTGGTGGAATGGCGGCGGACTGTTCAACCCCTTAAAACGCATCAGCTCCACGTCGGAGCGCAGAGCCGATGACTTGAAAGTGTATAGGGTGGTTTATGAAACGGAGTTTTTTGATTAGTGCCACTCGAAGCCGGGGAACTGCTTTGCCAGCTTCTGTGTTGTTGGGCGTTGCTCCAGCAGCGAGTGTAGCAGTTCGTCCTGGTCTACCAGTGCGTTCTGTATGGTGCGCTCGCCCACAAAGAATTCGTAGTCGGAGAGTATTTTCATTACGTCGTCGAAGCGGCGGCGTTTTATTTCGGTCCAATAGTAGTAGCGGGCTGCGATGGTGCGGTTGCGCTTTGCCAATCGGTCTTGTGGTGTGGTAATGGTGGTATCACCGCTGGGCAGTGTGAAGGCTCTACGGCGTATTTTTGTTTCGCGTTGTGCTACTCCTCCAAGACCAAAATTTAACATTAGCTGCTGTTCCATAAAAACAAAAGATTTTAGCAGTACAAAGATACAAAAAAAGATGCTGACTGCCAAATTGTCAGCATCTTTTTTATTGACTTATCTTCTTTAGGTTCGACCAAGTATCTCAGAACGTAGAGCTCTCTACTTTTTTACGCTCGAAAACGCCCATTATTGCCGTTTCGGCAACCCGCTGCACCTCATATTCTGTCATTATAGGAGCAAAGTGTTTGGCAATATAGTGCTCGGCAACTGACGTCGAAGCAGCCTGCACCAAATAAACACGGCTATTTTTGCGCTCATTTCCTGTCTTTTCGTCGATAGTAATAAAGGCTACCTTTGCCTTGTAAAATTTACTATCCTTATCGTCGTTGGACAATAACACCTCGCTATACGGTGCTATCGCCACCGCCCTTACGTCCGTTTCGCCCGCACTTACGTAGGCTACCATTTCTGACACGATGACTGCTTCCGCTGCGCCGAAGCTGATAGCCTCAACCACGTACTGTTCTGTTACTTTCTTTTGTGCGCCGTTGTCCAGCGTCTTCTCGTAACGGTACTTTACCTCGTACCACATGCTTGTTTTACTTCTCATTTGCTTTTTATTTACTGTTATTTACTTTGATTGAAAAGGCTTAGTTCGTCGCCTTTCTGATATACTATCTCCACCCCCGACTTTTCGGGCGAGTCGATGTCGCGCAGGGTATCCTCGTCCAACGGACCGAAATAGAACCCCTTGTCACCTTCCATGTACTTTACGGGGGCTTTTATCAGTTTAACCCGTATGTGTATGTGGGGGCGGCGCGGCATTTCGGGCTTGCCCGTAAGCCATTCAGGCTTGCCACAGGTGCAATTTCTGTAGACACCTTCCACTTGGTAAATGCGCCCTTTGTAGCATTCTTCGTGCCCAACCCAGTGGCAGGTGAACTTATCTCCTACTTGTATCATATTTTATTACCATTTAAAATCTAATGATGTTTGGAATATATTTGGCTCTTTATATCCTCTATGGTTGAGCAGAAAATCTTTTTCAAGTAGACTTCTTATTTTTTTCCGAACCTCTTCTGATACATTGTTCTTATCGGCAAGGAAATTTACTTCTAAAGCCCTTTTAAGGCTACCTTTTATTTGCTTATCGTCAAGGTATATAGAGTATTCTGTAAACGTTCTATTAGAATGTTCAGCATCTTTCAACTAGTCTTCTGTTTGAAACCTTGTGTAAACGGTGTTTTGATACAATTTTACCTTCTTATCGTTTTTCTCAAAACCACCATCATTTTCAAAAATAACGGAGATAGCCTCTTTCTTTCGTATCTTGTTGATTTTCGCCCAACCATAAAAAAACCTAAATAAAGCCATAACCATAGTTTTAACTTTCAGTCATACCCAATGGAATAAGTCTCCACCTGTCGTTATCGTCCCTCACTTCGGCACGTATGAACTGCTTGCTCACTGTCGGCTGATAGCTTTCTTCGATGATGCGCACGCCCTCCAAAAAGCGCTCGTTACCGTTGTCTTCCGCTATCTTGCGCAGCTGTACGATTCGCGAAGCCTTCAGCGTGCCCTGTTTGTCGCGGGACAGTAGGCGGAACACCATATTAACCAGTGCCTGTGTTTCGGTGTCTTTTGCTAATGAAGTAATGTACTCCTTCACTATGGCGATACCGTCTTCCACCGTGTCGCGGTAGCCATCGGTGGTGTATTGCCCTATCGTAAGGCGCATGTTACCGTCCGATGTTGTGAAGGTATGTGAGCGCTGGTCAGCGTTTTTCGTTTTAAACAGCTCCACCTTGGTGGCAATAATGGTTTTAAAATTTTCGACAACCTTTTGTTTTATTGTGCGAATGTCGCCTGACAGCTCCAGCAATATTGGTATTGTCGTACTCACTTCGTCATCTACCATCTGCTTGTAGGTTTCACGTTCTGCCTTGGCTTTCTCCGCCTTAGCTTTCTTTTCTTCCTCTGCCTTGAATTGTGCGAAGCGTGCTTGCTCCTCGGCAGTCATTTCAACTTTTACTTTGTCCATTTTCTTTTTGTTTTTTGATGATGATTCTTATTTTCTTGTTTACCTGGTTAAGGTCTTCTATTGTTAGCTTTCTGAAAGGCTTGCTGGCTATCCGGGGGTTCTTGCAGAAAGCGTCTACGGTTGCCCAGTCGGTGGTGTCCAGCCCGTATATTTGCAGCTGGTGCAGAATTGCGCTGCGTGCCTTGCGCAATGCTGCCTGCTTCAGGGCTGCTTTGTTGTCGTTGTTCACTACCCTCTCCATGTCGCGGCACATAACGTCGTACTCCCACTTTGATGTCTCTCGGAGCGACTTTGTGCGCCCCTGTGTGTATTGCCATACAAGTGTATCCTTGTCGGCGTGGGGCAGCTGCTTCAGCAGCATGTAGAAGCGTGCATAATTTCTTTCTCCTGCCATGTTATTTTATTTTGTAGGTTAATACCGGGCAGCGGTTGCGCAACACGTCTAACACTGTTATGCCTTCGTCTTTTTTGAGACGAGTGCCTATCGTACTTCTGATGCTTTGCTTCGGGTCGGTATTTTTGTGCCATTCTAAAATACAGAACCTTATGTATTGCTCCAGCTCTTGCCAAAAGGCGAGCGTATCTTCCACCTCATCTTCTCCATAGCGGCATACTACCTGCCACTGCAAATCAAGTAACCACGCTGGCTTTCGGCTAATCACCGAGTAACGCATTAACTGTCCTTTCTTTACTTCCATATTATTGTTTATTTATTACTTTGCTTATTCCAATATTCTGCCGCACGCTCTTCCCAAATGGTATAATAGCCACGATTGCCAAAGTACCGCCCTTTGCTTATTGCCCTGTAGCCCTCCACCCATATTTTCAGCGATGCGCTGTACATCGCACTTTGGGCGGTACGCCCGAGTGGCTTCAAGCCATCTGCCTGACTGATGAATATTATCAGCTTGCCGGCATGCCGCTTGCAGAACGCCTCATACTCGCCCAGCGAAATATGGGCGTACTGAAAACTGTCCACTACGACAATATCAGGAGCACGCCGCCTGCTTAGCCTGTCGTCAAGCTCTGCAAAGCTGTCGTTCAGCAGCACAAAGTTGCTGCCCACATCGCCCATACCTACGCGCACCAGTGCGTTTTGCATCGTCAGGCTGCTGCCTTCTTCCAGCGAGTCGTAAGCCACCTTACCATAGCGGGCAAGCTGCTTGCACAGCTGCAGCACAAAGGACGTCTTGCCGTTGCCGCTCTTGCCCCATATAAACCAAACCCCGCCCTGCTCGGGTTGTCCGAAGGCTTCCTGCCATTCACCCTCGAACTCATATACCTTTCTGTTCATACGCATTAAATCTGTCATACTTAGTGCCTTTTTCAACATTTCAAATACTATTTAATCGCCGTTTAAATACCGTTTAATTATTTCATTCGCTTTTGCTTGTGCACGGCTTTCTTCACACGGCGCAGGTCGAAGTCGTACTGCTCAGCATCTTTCATTACCGCCGATGTCTGCTTTTCGTTCAAGCCGTTGCCTGCACAGATGGCGTAAACATCTGCGGGCGATGTGCGCTCCACTTCAAAGAACTTGCGCCCCATGCGGCTGTGTATTTCGTTGTAGCCGCATTTGTTATAGCGCAAGCCCATTTGCATGCGCCGCTTAATGTAGCTTGTTGAAAAGAACACAATGCCGCACTTATCTTCCAGCCTATTGTATAGGTCGATGAAGTAGTGGAATACACGTTCTGTTAGTTTGTCTGCTTCGTCGAATATCAGCAATGGCTCTTCCATCTGCACAAGGCTGTCGATAATGCGATCGAGCAGTTCACGAATGCTGTAGCCTTCCGTTCTTAACCCCACCTTACGGGCTATTTCACGCACAAAGTCGCTCTTGCGCATATCTTCGCTGCAAAGCACGTAAAAGGCTTCGCGCTGTTCGTCGGCAAAAAGGCGTGCCGTGGTTGTCTTGCCGCAGCCTGCATCGCCTACCACCCACGTTACGTTTTTCCACTGCTTGGCGTCATTCAGGGCAAATACCATTTCTTTATATGCCGTTGTTTCCACTATTTGCCAGCCGTCGCCCTGCTTGTGGCTTATTTGCGATGCTACATTTTTCCACATTTCGTCGGTGATATTTGCCCAGTTGCCTTTCAGCATTTGACTCAGCGTTGCTGCACTGATACCCACAAGACTTTGCGCTGCCTTGTTCTGACTGCCATACTTGGCTACGTATGCTTTCAAACTCTCTACTATCTGTTGTTTTTCGTTTGTTCTCATTGTTGTTGTTTAAGTTGTTTATAATTTATCCGCCGTCTTCCTTTCGTCATACTGCACCTCTGCCCAATCCATATTGGATAGCTTCTTCGTGTGCTGCCCCAGCTCCACCACTTCGGCATAGTTATCGCCTTCAAGCCTGCCAACACGGTCTATTGCCTGTTGCTGCTGCTCTGCGGTCAAACCCTTGGGCTTTGGATAATACAGCCCGTTCTGCTCGGGGTCAGTACCATATCGTTGGGCTATCTTCCTGCCCGCTACCACACGTTCTATTCTGTCTTGCTTGCCACGCTCAATATCAGCATGTATGCGTGCCTTTTCTTCTGCGCTTTGGTCTTGCATTGCACGGTGTATCTGCATATACGGCTTCGCAACAGTGCAGAAGTGCAGCTTTTTAGCACGGTCAATGGAATAAAGGTTTACCGTTGTCATATCCTGCGGGTCATACTGCACGTAGAATTTCTCCCACGTGTGCAGCCTTCGCCATTCCCTGTCGGGTATCGTTTCGCCGTCCTCATCAGTAGTGAATACCTCCCAGTGGTAGTGCTTTTTGTCTATCGTCATCTTTATACCGCTGTCGGTGAATGTTACAGGTTTGTCGCTCATTATCCAAAACATATCCTGCATTTCGTACTTGCCCACGGCAGGTGTGTCTTCGTTCACGCTGCCCTCGTAAAGTGCCATGCGGCTGCTGTCGTGCTTTGGGTGCTTTGCTTCGTTCCATTCCTTGCGGCACTGGGCGTACAGCTCGCACAATTCCTGATATGTCGGCAATTTGTCGCGGTTGGCTGCCACCATTTCCATGTTGGGGCGGCTCGTTTCTTTTTTCGCCGTAACATTCTGCCCAGTGAAGTTGAAGTAGCGTGCCAACACTTGTTGTTGGAAGCGACCGAAGATGCTTTCAATCGTCTTCGATGCGCCATTGTGAGGCATCGTGGGGCGGTGTATGTGGCAAAGCCTATCCAAAAAGCCCTTTTCCTTTTCGTCGCCAGTGGGCTTCTTGCCCTGTCGGTTCAGCTTGTTGTGTCCGCCTTGGTTATCGTGCACAATTTCGTAGGGCTTGTGCCCGCTGCGCTGCACCGCCATGCGGAAAGCGCCGTACTGCGCCTCGAAGTTCTCGCTTTCGCTGATGTGAAAGCCCAATAACACTTCGCTGAAGGCATCTACCACCTCGTACACGTTTATCGTCTTCACCGTCTTTCCGTCCCGATAGTACAGGTTAAGCTTCGTGCCGTCGCCATACCAAAGACTGTCGCGGCGTTCGGGCAACATCGTGCTTTGCTTGCGTCCGAAGCGTTGGCGGGCAACCTGCTCGCCATGCACGGCATCACACCACAACTGTTCAATCTTAGGGCTGTACAGCCACGCTTGCATGGAGCGCACGCTCTTAAGCTGCTTCCACCCACGGAACACCGCTATTTCGTTGTACTTTGCAAATAGCTGCTCATCGTTATATCGTGGTGTATGGCTGCGCTTCAATGCTACCAACACGTCGCGTCCTTCGGCTGTTATCTTTATGGTGTTTACATTGCCGAGCTTCTTGCTGACGACGCTTTCGTAGCCGTCCTTCTGAAAGGCGCATATACGTGCTTTCAGGCGGCTAAGGCTGGCAGGCAGCGTGTGGTGGTAGCGTTCGCGCAGCTCTTCGCTGTTCTGCAACACCATCTCCCACACGTCGGTAGCCCTTGCATTGAGGCTTGCCATCATCGCCTTGCGTTCAGCTTTCATGCGCACCAGCTCGCCCAGCACACTGGCGTTGGTGGTGTATTCGGCTATCAATTCTTTGTCGAGCGTTGTGTACTCGCCATTCTTGAAGTATTCGTATTCTTCAAAGAAAGTGCGTGCGCTTTCGTCGTACTTCACCGTCTTACGCAGTTCCCTTTCACGCAGCACTTCTTCGGGGTTGCCGTACTTCTCCATAAATCTTTCCCTATACTTTTTCGGCATGGAATCAAAGCTGTACAGTGCGCATCTACCCTCGCCACCGCCACGGCATACACAGAAGATGTTCTTGCGGAATAGATTTGATTTTAGCGTACCCTTTTTCATCACAGGGTCGCTTCCACCAATCAGCTCCGCTTCTGTTACGCACAGCATTTTGTTGTAATATTCCATACTTCGCTGCCTTTTTTTATTATCTTTCTACTTCGCTACGTTGCAACTTTCGGCTGTCCAGTATTTTTGTAAGGCAGCTTTTCAAGAATTTACACAGCCATTTTTCCTTGCTGTTGGCAATCATTACCACAACTCCGCCTGCAGTTTCACGTACAATTACAGAAGTATTCTTTTCTGCAATCTCTAAAACAACATTTGTGTCCTTTCCAAAAGTAACTTTCATAGTTTTACCTCCTTATAAGCCTGCAGCAAACAGCTGCTCTATGTATAACCTTTCTATCGTGCAGTTCTCAACCCTGTGGCGAATAACGCCTGCTTTGTCGTACACCTTTACAGTACCAGTAGCTAATTCGGCAACGAGCTTTGCGCCGTTGGGAAATTCCTGCACCATTTCGCCACTTGCTGTGTTGTGTATCGTTTCAAATACGGGCAGTTCGTTCATAAGAACGCCACCACGGTGCAAAGCCAACTTCCGTATGCGCTTTGCCAAATCGCTGTTGCCTCGCTTTGCATCGAAACCCAATGCATGGTTCACCATAACAAGCGAAACATCGAACGCCTGCATTATCCACTCTTTCTCCTTCGTTGAAATTTTAATATACTTCTTCATTTTTCCTTTACTACTATTGTTAAATTGAATTTTTCTTCACTGACAGCTTGGATCCATATATTATCGTCGCCAAAGGCTTCGCCGATGGCATTCAAGTCGGAGGCACATAGTGCGCCGCTAACACCAACTGTTAATATTGATGGTATGTGTTGTAGCACACTCATTACAATAATTTTTCGCTGGAGGGGTAAATTTTCAATTACCTCCGCAACTTCTTCTTTTGTCCATTTTTCCATATTACATATTTTTTATAGTTAAATTTCTTATTTGTAGCCCCTTTTTCGTATCTTTGGGGCGTGTAATAATTGTAACACGTTGCAAAGATAGGATATTTTCTAATCATCGCCAAATAAAAAGTGAGAAAATTTTCTATTTTCTTTAGGCTGATAATATTTTTGTTATGGTTTTAGAAAGAATAAAAGAATATATAGATTATAAAGGTATTACTATTGCTGCCTTTGAGAAGAGTATTGGTATGTCTAATGCTTCATTTGGTAAATCATTGAAGTCAGGAAAAGGCATTGGTTCTGATAAATTAGAAAAAATCCTAAAAGTATATACGGATATTTCTTCTTCGTGGCTGCTTACTGGCGAAGGTACAATGCTAAAAAATGACACCCCACCACCACTTGAGGCAGCCGTTCAGCCGATATACCAGCCATACAACCCCGAAAAAAAGGTAGACAACCAAATTATTAACCTGTACGACTTCGAGGCGACGGCAGGCTTGCGCTCGCTGCTCGATAACCGGCACGCCAATATCATCGACACTATTAAAATACCCAACATGCCTAAATGCGATGGTGCTATACACATTGTGGGCGATTCGATGTACCCGCGCTTGAAGCCAGGAGATATAATTTTTTATAAAGAATTACCCATCGACCTGCAAAGCATTCTATACGGTGAAATGTACCTACTATCTTATAGCATAGATGGCGACGATTACTGTGTGGTTAAGTACATTAAAAGGTCTGATAAGGGCGAACCATTCATAACACTGGCTTCACACAACCCGGCACACGAAGACACCGACATTGATTTCCGCTGTGTTAATGCCATCGCCCTTATCAAAGGATCTTACAACCAAACAACTATGTCCTAA